AGAGGTTCGCACCACCCCAATGTCGGACTCGTTCTGCTGCCGCCAGATCACCTGGCATACAAAGGGCTGGCGACTTGTCCAGTCCACGTACTGAATATCTACAGAGCCGGGAATGATCGTGTCGTAGTCGAAGACGTAATCAATCGCCAGCGCTGTTGTCTTGATTGTGTAGTCCTCGTTAATCGGCAGCAGTGGCTTAAGCCCTACCTTGCCTTTGCTGGTAACGGGCCTTAGCAGGTGATACCGTCCCCATGCTGTTACCAGCTCGTCATAATTGACGGGCTTGGTAATCCAGCAATTGGTAGTGATGTTGTTGGCGTTGAGAAATCGACTTGCCGTCTGAATCGAGGCAGTGTCAATCAGTGCCGCCGGAATCCTGGCGCTGTTGACCATCATCCAGTAAGCCAGGTCAGCGAAGCTGTCGCTCGACACATTCGACTGCGCGTCGGCCCATCTGTACACCTCGATGCCATCACGAATGAAGGCGTGAACCTGGCGATTCCAAACGTCAAACCCATTGGGAATCGTCACCTCAAACGACATCGTGGTCATGCCGTCATAGGTGCCGACTGACCCGCAGAAGTTGGACGCCTCGGGTTTGTTGAATCCCGTTTGAGGAACGATCGCGTTTTCGGGAATCCAGCTGCCGGCGCGGCGATCGTAGGTCTGCTGGAAGCTGCCAACCCGGCACTGGCGTTGGAATACATCCCGCACCTGGATGTCGCCGATCCGCCCTTCACTCAGAACCAGGTGGTAATACGCCGTTACCGCGTTGTTGACGTCGTTCTCAAACCGGCATTCAGTGGCCCGTGGGCTGATCAGGATTCCACCTGCGCCCGATCGCCTGCGGGCGAACACGATGGGCACCGGATCGCCGATGGCGTGCGCCTGCTGGGGAACATTCAGCGGGCTGCTGCTGTCGGCCCCAGCGCTGTATTTCCGGCGGGCGGCCAGCCTGGCCTGGGTGCGCCGGTTGACTTCCCATACGGCATCATCGAAGAACACACCCCCGCTCATAACCTGGCCCCCACTCCCATCAGTCTCGTTGTCAGTATCCGGGGCGGTACGGTTGCGCCAACCGGCGCCAGGGCAGTCCCCAGGCTCAGCGTGATCGAGGTGCCCGTAGACCGTGCGCTGACCGCTTGGCCATCGAACTGAGCGATCAGCGTCATTCCCACAGGTGGGCCGCTTGCCCCGGCCACCGAGTCAAACTCGTACATCCGCAGCTGGGCCAGCCAGCCGGCGGCGAGGGCCTGGTCCACGGCATCGGAGACGGTGGACGTGGCCGGCATGACGATCGCGATGTTGCGCTCAGCGCCCGGGTCGCCGTCGCTGATTCCCGGTACATCGAACTGGACGTGATCCCATTGGAAGGTCTCAAACGAAACCGTCCCAGACCAGTACATCTGCCACCGCGCACGGACGACGTTCCCCAGATCAGAGAACCGCAGCAGCTGCGCCTGTGCCCTCATAGTCCCCCCAGCGCCAGCCTGGCCTCAGGTCTGCGCAGGTCGTCAAACACCCGCTCAGCCACCCGCTGCAGGCCGCGTTCAAAGTCATCCACCGAGACCCAGCGGGAGCCGTCCGCCTGCTGCAGCACCGGGCCGGTGGTGATGTTGATCTGAGCTCGCCGGGTTGTGGTGGAGCCCGCGTCGCTGGCGGCGGTGGAGGGGATCACGTCCGCGCCGCGCTGCCCCGCCAGGAACCGGGAGCTGGCGGCCTGCATCTTGGATTCGGGAATGATGTACTCGCGTTCCCCGCCCTCGCCCACCATGGCCAGTGTGGGGCGGCTGACGATGCCGCCTTCGGCGAAGGCGGGAACAGTGATGGTGGGGATCAGCGGAATGTCAGAGCCGGGCAGTGCATTGAACGCCTTGATTAACCGGTTGATCAGCCCCGCCACGGTGTTGATCCGGCTGGCGACGTACTGCAGCATCCCGCGCACCGCGCTCTGGATGCTCTCGATCATTCCAGTCCAGATCCCCTGCACGAAATCGGCCACGCTGCGCATGGCGCGGGGCATGAACTCGATCACGGTTTGCCATGCGCTGGCGATCGGTTCAGCGACGTACTGCCTGAACCCCTGCCCCAGGCTGTTCCATGCGCCAACGATCGCGTTGCTTGCGCCAACCATCAGATCGCCGATCGAGTTCATCAGCGCCACCCATGCGTTGCTCACGGGCCCAACCAGGTAGGTATTGAACGCCTGGGCCAGCGAGTTCCACGCCGAGTTGATCAGCTGCACCACCGACCGGATGGCCGCATCCAACCCCTGGGCCAGGGCGGTCCACGCCCGCTGAATCGGTGCCACGACGTAGGTACTGAAACTGTCCGTGATCGCGTCCCAGCTGGTGCGCAGCAGGCCCGCAGCAGCGCTGAGCAGACGGGGCAGCGCCTGCACCAAGGCGGCCCAACCGGCTTGAATCGGTTTCACCACCAGCTCGCCGAACGACTGGGTCAGCGGCTGGAACACGTTGGAGCGCAGCCAGTCAACCGCTGCCGACGCCGGCCGCCGAATTAGGATTTCCCACAGCGCCATCCATGGCCGGATCAGCAAGGTGTCAACCACAGCCCAGGCGACCTTGAGGCCTACATCAAAGGCGGTGCGCACGAAGCCGAAGTAGGCAGTCACCGCACCCCTCAATCCATCCCAGACGCCAGCCCAGAATTCACGGATGGGCTCACCCCACTGCCACAGCGCCTGTAGACCCTGGCCAATGGCGGGCCCCAGCCAGGCGAAGAATCCGGTTACCACCTCTTTCACTGCATCCCATGCGCCGACCCAGAACTCACGGATCGGCTCGCCCAGATCCCAGAGCACCTTGATGCCGTCAACCAAGGCACCTGCGAACCATGCGAAGAACGAACGGATGGCGTCCCGCGCTGCGGTCCAAGCGCTGACCATGAACTGTGGGATCTGCAGTGCCCATGCGCCGATGATCTTGGCGCCCTCCGCCAGCTTGCCGGCGAGCCAGCCGAGGAACTCCATGATCGGTTTGCGGAACGCGATTGCCATGGCCACCACGGCGGCGATGGCCAGCACGGTCCAGCCAACGGGGCCGGTGAAGAATGCCAGTAGGCCGGGCAGCAGGGTGCTCGCGACCCATCCTAGGAATCCCATCAGGGCGCCCTTCATGGCGCCCACTGCCACGATCACCACGGTCTGCAGTCCCGCCCAGCCCACGGCCAGAGATGAGACGCCAAGCGCTGCAGCTAGGCCGCTGAGCAGGCTGATAAAGGACACGATTGCTGGCGCCAGGATCACCAGTCCAGCCAGCGCAGCGGTGAGGCTCACCACTACGGCAGTCAGCAGCGGGAACCGCCCGGCGAGATCCGCCACGACGGACAGCACTGGCGCCAAGGTGCCGAGCATCAGATTCAGAGCAGGCAGAAGGCCCTCGCCAATGGCGATCTGGAGCGCCTTGATGTTGTTCTGCAGCAGCTGGAAATTGTTGGCCGATGTGCCAGCCCTTGCCTCAAACTCGGCCAGCATCGATCCGGCGTATTGGCTCTTGTCGCCAACCAGTCCGATTGCCTGATCAAACAGCTGCATGTTGGTGATCAGGGGTGTTATCGCTCGCGCCTCATCACCGAACACCTCGCTGATTGTGGACACCCGCATTTCAGCGGGCATCTGCGAAATGCGCTGGAACACATCGCGGATCGTTCCGACTGCATCGGTCTGCATGTCTTTGGCCACTTGGTTCACATCCAGGCCCAGCGTCTTGAACGCTGCCGCCTGTTTCGCCGTGGCGGATTCGCCCTTGGTGAGCGCCTTGATTAGGTTGCGGAAGCTGGTGGCTGCCACTTCAGGTTCAGCACCGGCCGCGATCATTGCGGAGCCCAGTGCGGCGGTCTGCTCGGTGGTCATCGCCACTTGCTTGCCCACCGCGCCAGCCCGCAGCATGAAGTTGCTCACCTCAGCGGCCGAGCTGGCCATGTTGTTGCTGAGGAAGTTCATGGCGTCGGCCAGGTCCACCACCTCCGGCTGGCTCAGCCCCAGGCTGGTGCGCAGTTTGGCCATTGCCGTGCCGGCCTCATCTGCCGTGATGTCAAAGGCCACTCCCATCTGTGCCGCCTGCCTGGTGAACTCCGCCAGCTCCTCACGGGGGATGCCTGACTGACCGGCTGCGGCCATGATCGCGGCCAACCCCTCGGCGCTCACCGGCAGCTCTTTGCTCAGGCCGATGATCTCCTGCTTCATTTCCTTCAGGCCCTCGGCTGACTCCAGGCCGGGCACCACCTTGCGCACGTCGGCCATGGCGCTCTCAAAATCAATCGCAGCCCGAACGCTGGTGCCCAGCGCAACGCCGATGCCTGCGGCGCCAGCTGCGGCGGCCTGCCAGGTGGCTGAGTTCACAACTGCGGCGAAGGATGTTTTGGCGCTGCTGGCCGCCTTCTCCGCCCCACCGATCGCCTTCTCCAGCTTGGTGATCTCTTCCAGTCCTACCGTCTTCGCCGCGATCCTCAGGACCGCTTCCATGTTCATCGCCATTACCGCTTCCCTCCCTTCTTCGGCTGCTTCGGCTCAGCCGCCTTGTTGATCAGTTCCTTGGCGCGGCTCTCCATGATCTGCAGATCCTCCAGAGCCTGGCGCCGGTTACCCACAGCGTAAAGATCCATCATCTGTAGAACGACGCCATAGTCGAGGCCCACCACGCCGGAGCCGCCAACACGCCACTGGGTCTGGCACTGCAGGAACAGCATCACAGCGTCTTCATGCTCAGGCCACACCTCAAATGTCTTGGGCTGTAGGACACTCTCCGGCAGGCAACTGGCATCAGCTCCGTAGGCCTTCAGGTCTGCCAGCAGGTCATCATTGGCGCCGCCATCACCGTGCCACCAGTGATCGACAGCGCCCGTCAGTTTCCCTTCTTGGCCACCTCCATGGAGTTGAACCAGGCGCGGATGATCTGGCCTGCGATGGTGGGGATCTCCAGCAGCTGATCCAGTGCAGCCTCACTGAATGGCACATCCTTGCCGCTGTCGTCGGTGATGCCGGCCCAGCCGATCAGGATCTCCTTCGCGGCGGTCTTGTCGTCCAGTGATTCCTCATCGGCGCGGCCGAGCTCAAGGGCCCGAGCCAGCTTGATGATCTCGTTGATCCGGCTCTGCGGCAGCCGCTTGAACTCAGCATCGAAGGAATGTTTCTCCCGCCGGCCGCCATCGACCGGGATGAGCAGGGGCACCGGCCAGGTGTAGCTGGCCGACTGCTTGAGAACGAATGCCATGGGTTAGCTGTGAGTGGTGAACAGTGCCCTGGATCAGGTGAGCACCAGGGTGAACTCGTCGTTGCCTGCGCTGGTGGGCACCGGCATGAATGGCAGGTTGAGCATCATCACGCCATCGGAATCGGCATAGCTGGGGCCGTCCAGATTGCAGGTGGGGGCGTTGAAGGTGACAATGTTCCCAGCGGTCTGGCCGTGCTGCCAGCCGATCGCGCCAAGGGTCTGCGCCGACACTGCGGCGAAGAAATCCTTTTGGCCGGAGCTGCTGCCAACAATCGGGGACTCGATCACCAGCTCACCGCTGGGGGCCCGATCGACGATCGGGATGCTCTGGCTGCAGCCGGCCAGCTGCCGGAATGGGGTCTCGTTGTTCAGCGCCAGGGAGAAACTCTCCATGCAGGCGCTGAAGCTGAACGCCGTCACTCCGGTGGTGTTGGTGGAGTTCACCACCACCGGAGCGGCCTGTTTGGCGAAGGTGGGCGCCGTCGCTGCTGCAGCGGTCACGGCGTTGTAGATCCCCATGAACTCAAAGCTGATTCGAGGGATCTCGCCCACCGCCAGGTTCAGGGTGGCGGTGCCGCGGCAGCCGGTGAGCAGGTGGCGGTTGCCGTCGGCGTTGAAGTCGAGCGACAGTCCGACGATGCTGCTGCTGGCCGGAGCGTAGGTGACACTGGCCGGGCCGGGGCTGGCTCCTACCACCGTCTCGCCAAACCCGCAGGCCCTCAGGCAGCGGCCCCAGCGGGGTGCGGTACCGGCAGTGCCGGATCCGGCGATCTCAACGTCGAAGGTCACCGAGCCCATCCGCTGGCTGACCACCCTCTCGCGGTTGCCGAAGAACGGCAGCACCAGCTCGCGGTCGAGCAGGGACACGTCCAGCGGGGTGATATCGAGGTTGCTCACCAGCAGGGCATCGGTGCCGGCGAAGGTGGCGGCAGTGCCATAGGTGGATTCAACGGCCGCCATGAGCAGCCGCTTACGAGTCAGCAGGGTCATCGCTCAGGGCGTCGATGGGGGCAATGGGAGCGGGTGCCACGGGTGCCGGCGCTTCCTGGTCGATCCACTTGCCGGTATCCGGGCACAGCAGGTAGCTGCCGCCATCGGTGGGCCGGGGATCTGGCTCAGGTTTGGTTCGGGGCATACCCAGGGCTGAGATTCCGCATCCTCAGCCTATGGAGCTCGCCTAAGTGCCCAGGTCGGTGACGCTGGTGCGGTAGCGGACCTGGTAGGTGAGTACTTCCCACACAGCGGCCAAGTCGGCCTCAGAGAATTGCGGATCGCGAGCCAGGGGCCAGATGTCCATCACCCGCCCGCCCAGGGTGCGGTCTGCCATCAGCAGGCTGTGAACGGACTTCACCACCGGATCGGCCACCTGGTCGGGGATTGCGCCCCGGGCGTAGACGGCCACCACCAGGGTGAGGGTGTGGTCGATCTTGCAGGTGCTGACCGGCTCGGGAGACTTCGGCTCCGGGCCTGGCTGGATCACCACCGCTGGCGATTCGTTGCGGCTGAGGGGTTCCTGCCTGGAGCGGTACACCCTGCCCGTGGCGCCGCTGGTTGATGCCAGGGCGGTGGCGACAGCGGCCAAGATCTGCTCCCGTTTGGTGGTCATGCTTTCTCCAGTGAGATCAC